ACGAGCTAAATCTGCTGTTGGCTCACCCGTCAGCAATCCTTGCCGCACAACTTGACTGAATCGCTCGGCAGAAGTCTCCGCCAGCCCTCGAAACGCTTTGGTTACCACTTGACCGTTAGGCAGCGTAATCGTTGCACCTTGCCGCGCTGTCAGGCTGAATGTTGCAGGAGCGCCGGTTGCTGCTGCGCCTTCAACTGCAGCGAACAGGTCATCCGACAATGCAACCACGTTGACTTGAGTCGGGTCGGTAACGACAACCGACTGTGCAAACTGCGGGCTGATTTCAACGTTGCGGACTAGATCACGACCACCGGCAGGCAAAGCCTTGCGTAATTGATCCTCTACAAACTCTGATTGCAGCTCAGCCAAACCCTGAAGCTCTAAGGCGGTGATCTCTGTCGCATCACCAGCCCATGTCGCTAGCGATTCTTTCAACTGCGCCAAAATCGCACGCAACCTAGCAGCCTTTACAGGCGCTCTTAACTCGTCAATTGTTTGCAGCTGATTAACCGAATCAATGATGATGTCGTTGTACTGGTTGATAATACGTCGCGCCACGCTGTTGCTGTACCTATTAAGGTCAATCGCGTTGCGAAAGATTGTTGAGAGGTTTGGGGGGAGTGTCATGCTACCTCCTGAATACCCAACACCTCAGAGTTAAGCGAAGTCTTGATGGTAACGCTTGCCCCAGCATCTAACGCTTCATTTAGCACTACCGCAAAATCTGAATAAAGCTCATCCTCTTTGATTAGGCATACTTCATCAACTCGATTTGCCTTCCCGTCTCGATACCAAGTCAACCGAACGATTGCAAAAATCTCTTCCGGCAGTTCTTGGTTGTAAACATAAACAAGCCGATGCTTTGGCGGTTCTTGCTGCTGCGGCTCATCCTTTGGCCTGCCCATGAATCGATCCAGCCACGAACCAATCATAAGGAGAAACGCTAGAACCAAAAAGCTTGTCATGCTCCTGGCTGCGGTTCTGATTGCTGCATCTCGATCAAGCCACCATTTTGAGTAGCCTCAAGCTCCTCCTCAATGTCAAAATCATCGCCCAGCACTTCGCCTTCATGCAGCTGAGTGAGCAGAGTCTCTTGGGTGATGGTGCCAGCGGTGTAAAGCTGCAGGAGTGCTTGGATTTCTTGCGGCTCCAATCTTGTGCCAAGGAAATCACGATTGACCAAGCAGCTACCAGCTTGAGACTCACCTAAGAATTGTGCGTGAAACTGCAGGCAGTTGTCGATGGCGTCTTGCATGTTCTGCGCGATCACCATCATGGTGCTGTCGCCTTGGCTGCGGTCGATGCGCTTAGCTTCAGCAGTCTCAGCGGATAGCTTTTGACCCAAGACAGCGGACAGGCCCAGTTCGTTGATCTGCGATGCGATCTGCTCCAAACGCTTGAATTGTGCCTCATATGATTTGCCGTCTGGCTCGATGTACTCTGCTCGACCTTCGGCAGGGAAGGCTAAAGCCTCGCCAGGACCAGCAGACACCTCCTCAGCAGATGACGGGAAACCAAAGAATGCCAGCATTGGCACGGCACTGATATGAAGCTGATTGTCCAAGTCGGACTGGACTTGATACGCCTTGAGGTTGAGTTCAGCAATATCCTCCAGCGGTGGCCTTGACTCCATCGTGTTGTATCGATTGGAGAAGGCGACAGAGAATGGGATCCGGTCAAGGCTGGTGGTGCCTTCATCGATAATTCGGAAGTCGCCCTTCTTATCGCGGCGGTGGATCTGATACTCGCCAGGCTTCAGGACGCGAACCTGTTCAACCTGCTCTTCGCCGTACTCGCTGTCTTCTGTTGGCACGGTGACAGACTCAAGCAAACGGAGCTGAGTGAGCTGCGTGCTGCCGTCAATGATTTCAGTGCGAAAGCCTAGGATTTCGCGTGGTGTGTAGCTGACCCAGTATGGGCGACCACCATCAGAAGGTGCATCGACAAGGATGCCGACGTGCCCGTAGCGGATCATTTTACGAGCAGTCTCAAAAGTCCAAGTGTTTAGGTCGTTGCCTTGAAGGTCAACGTCAAACAATTGTTCGCGGATGGTGTCAGTAACGTCGTTGAGCCTGACGGGCTTGCGGGTTAACATCCCTGCCAACATCCGTTCAAGGCGCTGATAGTACGGCGGGCAAACGCTACGAGCTAGGCGGTTGTCATAGCTGTCGTCTAATTCGCGTGGCTCTTGCGGCAGGTAACGGCGGTGCTTACGCCGCATCCCGTAGGTGCCTGAGATCAAGTCTTCGATCAGCACCCAGTGCGGCTCTTGTGCATACCAAGCCAAGTTTGGGTCGTTGACTTTGGTGACAGCACGCTGAGCCTGCGGGCGATCGTAGAAGTTATATCCGGTGTACATCAGCCGCCCTGAATTGCGATGTCCCTATCTTAGGACTTGATCCTTGACGATTTTGACTTTGCCATCAGCATCAATTTTGATGACTTGATGCTTGCGTAGTTCGCCGTGCTTTGACTTGACCCGTCTGCCTACTGCAGTAACTTCAGGCTTCTTCATCTTCTTCGGGAAATAGCAGATCGTTGAGCAGCTCAGCTTTTGCAATCTCAAGTGCGCCAAGCACTTCAGCAATGGTCAGCTCTTCTTGTGCAGCGATCAAATCGCCAAGATCAGCGAGAAATTTTTCCATTTGTATGGGGTGGTCACGCTTACAGCCTAACGACTGCGGCGAGGCTTGCGTTTTGCAGTTTTTGGTTTGGTTACTTTAACCATAGAAAGACCAGTTCCCTTTGCTTGAGATAAACGATCGGCACGAGTAGTCAATTGATTGTTTTGTGCCCGTGGTGTGCGTGCAAGCCTAGCTTGATTACGGATAATCTGTCTTGCTTTTGATGGAGTTGCTGTATAAATATCTTTTGCGGTATCAGCCCTAAGCTGCCGTCGAACCTGTTGAGATGTAAGCCGACGTTGACCGGGTTTCATCGGTTGATTTTTCAATCGTTGGATATTTGCTTCTGCCCTAGCAAGTCTCCTTTGCTGTGGTGTGGTTTGAGCCCTAGCTGCTTGCCGTGCTGCTTTGCGTTCAGCATTTTTGGCCGTAAGACGTTGACTGGCTGCTTTCCGTTCGCGTTGAGCCTTAATTGAGTTGTCGCGTCCAGGTAGCTTGCCGGTTTTCGTGAACTCTTGTGCACGCTTCAACGTAGCCTGCGTTTTTAATGCACGTTGATATTGACGCCCTTGAGTTGCACCGGTGCGTTCAGCGCGGGTAATGTTTTTGATGTTCGCCTGATTTGCAGCCGCTTTACGTTGAACCCTGCTGGCCACTTGTTGTGGTGAATTGCCTTTAGTCCGCGGCTTGGCAACGGTTGAACTAACGCGACTGGCCTTCATCGTTTTAGGCCCTGCAGATTTTGCAGGAATTACAGAGCTGCGATCAGTCTTGAGTTTACGTCTTGTCGCCGTTTTAATTTTTAAGCGGTCTGTTGCAGCTTGCCTTGCGCTACTTTGCGCCAATGGTGCGGCGTCTAACCTCTTCTGTGTTTGGGCAAGAAATTTTTTCTGTTCAGCCACTGATTGTGAACGTTTCAAATCTTTACCAGCTTGTATCCGCGCTGCATATTTCTGGCCTGCAGATCGCGGCTTAGCTTTTAATGTGCCTTTGGATGATGTTGCGGTTATTTTAGTTTTTTCGCCACCGCCTTCGCGTTTTTTGCCTGCGCTTTTCAGCCTTGCACCACGACCACCAGTTTGCCCTGAAAATCCTTTAGATGCAAACCTGCCCTTTGCATCACGCACATAGCGGCGACCGGATCTTCCTTTGCCGCGTGCCATGATACCGAAGCAGCTACTGATTCAGTATATCCACACCCTATGCGGCGCTGTCTTGCAGTGATTCTATTTTAGGCACGCATTAAAAAAGCCCCCCGAAGGAGGCTTGGGTGATCAGTCAACGTAAAGAGGAGTTTCCCCCATCTCAACAGCGAAGGCAGAAGGCTCAGGGCGACGGGGGTTCGTGTAACCGCGCTTGTTGCCTTGGCGAAGAGCAAGTGCCCAATGCTTGCGGCCTTCTTCAACCGTGCACTCCATAGTTTCGGTGATAGCACCGAAGCAGTTGACAAACTTGATCAGGCAGACATCGGCGGTGACTTCAAAGATGAAGTTGTTTAGGCCGTCGGTGAGGGAGTGAGTTGCGGTGGTCATGAGTCCTGTGTGTGGTGCCCTCTCGGGCTTGAACTAATTATGGGTCATGGTGCGCCCTGCTCAGCCATGCTTGTGCAGGTTGCTTGATTGGTTGCCGGGGTATC